GGAATATTAAGTGGGTTGTTTGGTATGGAAGTATTTAGGTTAGGCCGCAACGCAACTACAGTACCGTTTTCAGGTACTACCCCTAGTTTTGCATCTCCATCTACACCTCTGCCTGACTTAATATTGGAATAATCACCAACTTCTGCATCTAATCGGGATAAATCGTCTAAGGTATAGTTGCGTAATCCTACGCCATTTTCTAAGGCTTTATTAAATTTAATATTGCCTAAATTCATCCCAAGAGTGTTTGGGTCATACTCTGGCATAGGTATGTTTTTGAAATACTCAGCGGCGGTATCTAAGTCAGGCATTGCGTTGGCTATTACCTTAACGCCTTTAATACCAACACCAGCCGCTGGGATAAGAGCAGACGCACCTAGTGCATCACTCATAACGCCCTCTCTTGCGGCTGTTATCTGCTCTCCGGTAGCAGAGGTCATATCCACGCCGTACATTTCCTGTAGGCGTTCATCCAAGTCTTTAGTGAATAAGTCCTTAGTGCTAGTGGCTACTTCTCTTACCGCTTGCTTGGTGGTTTCTATTGGAGCCTTTATAAACTCCTTTGCGCCTTCGTAGATGCCCTGACCAGCCTGTTTCATAAAGCCGATTTCATCTTCATTGATGGTGCGTCCTAGCTTCTCCCCAAAGCTGTCATACTCATTATCTAAGCCAATGACGTTGTCTAGAATTAGCTCTCCGTAGCCCATGCCTTTTTGGGTTTCCTCAAGGTCATCTTCTACCTTCTCGCCGCCGCCAAACATAAACTCGTACAGACCCATTATTCGGCTCCCTTAATTGCTTCATCCCGAAGAGTTTCAATCCGCTTTAACTCAGCGATAGCACCTTGTATTTCCAACACACGGCTGTGGTCCTTCATGGTCTCCAAGAGGCCGTGATACTGCTTGATACGGGCATTGGCGTAGTCCTTGAGAGAGGCGTACTGATCCTTGTCATTGACTAAGGGTAGGAGACCCCTGAAAAACTGCTTATCCATTACTGTAGTGGACCCTGTGGCGGTTGCTGTGGTTGTGGTGCATTACCGCCGTTGGCTCCCCCACCGCCGCCTGTGAAGCCCTGTGCGTCTGGCTCTGGGGCTGCTCCAGCGACTATATTCCCGCCGCCGTTACCTGTGGGGTCAGCTACTGGTGGTGGACCCTGTGGAGCCTCTCCCTGCGCCTGTGGCTGCTCTGGGGGCGGTGGCATCATAGCTGCTATCTCAGCCATCATCTTCTGTTGAATAGCTGCCTCACGCGGATCATTGAGTATCTTGTCCTCATCCAAGTCCATAGAAGACGCAAGCTCTCTCAATATGTAGTCATACTTAACAAACGGCTGCATCGAGGGATTGGCAGTCATCTGCATGAACTGCAGGAGCCTCTGGCTGCGTACCTCATTCCGCATCAGGCTCTCAGTACCTCTAGCCTTAACGTCTAGGTCTCCGATAAACTCCTTGTCGAAGTTAAACTGCATGTTGAATGCGAAGAGGCTCTTACCTAACGGCCCTAGTAAGTAGTCATCAATATTCCTGACTACAGCCTTAATGTTCTGTGCGGCTGCTCCCATTAGCATAGACATACCAGACGCTGTACGTCCTACTCCACCAACGGCTCCAGAGCCATGTGAGTAGCTGGGTATACCTGTAGCCTCATCCGCAAGCTGGCGGCTCTTATCGAACATCATTAATAGCTCTTGAGATACGTTAGGAAACTTAGTGCCGAAGAGTGCCTGTCCGGGCGCTCCAGCCTGTCTCCTAAAGACTTTGCCCGGATATACAGACATATCCTGCCCCGGAACTAAGTTTGTCTCATCAAGCTCAATTAATAAGTTTCCTGATAGAGCGGCGTTATCTACGGCCATCCGCATAAAGCCGTTCATTAGCAATTGCGTATCGGTCATATTCTCAGCTACGCCGATTCCAAAGAAGCTGTATGGATTAAGCTCATAAGGTACGGATAGATAGGGAATACGGCTAGGAGTGAATGGATTGAGTACTAGGCGTAGTATTTGCCCGTTACATACCCAGATGTTTACTTGTAGCTCATCCTTGTCTGCTAATTCCTTGGGGATATCAATATCGGCCTCATCTGCCAGTTCGGCATCTAAAATACCCCAGTATTCCAGTACCTCGAACCTAGACATCTCCGCAGAGATAGCGTCATCCTCTAGAGTGTCTTCCCAGTACTCTTTCTGGTATGATGGGCCGTACTCCAGAGCTAATTCTATGCTGTCATTACGAAAATGAGGCCGTTTCTTTAGTGTACGCATTTGTGTACGGTTAAGGCGGTGTCTCTGTACGGTAAATTCAGCTTCAGACATATTACGTGCGTCTGGGTCAGGATAAAAATCCCAAATGCTGACGTATTCCATCTTAGGAATGGTCTCAAACAGCGGATCGTAGTTACCTTCCTCAGTCCAGCGGGGATATTCCTTATCCATAGCAAATGGACCCTTGAATACGCCGGTTCCAAAGAGTGTACACTCAAATGCTACTGACCGAAGGTGCTTAGGAGCGTCAGTCTCATCCAACTGATCGTGCATAAGCTTTTCCATCTTCTGAGCAGCGCGTTTGGCTGGCTCAAAGGTGATAGAACCTTCCATAGTACCTACACCTAGAGCGAGATCCTTCTCAACCGGCTGTAATTTCTTCTTATACAGGCCTAATTGCTTGGCTAAGTCAGGCCGTGCAATAGAAGTAGGCACTTCATAGTCAACGTCAGTCTTTTCCTTGACTTTTTCGTCGGTGAGAGCGTTTGGATTGTAATTTACGGCCCCTGCTACGTTATTTGGGAATTGTCTGGCCTCAATACCTATTGGAAACTTCGATCCAGCGAATAATACGTCCACGACTTGCGCGTAGGCAGCTAAGACTTTGGTTTTAGTTATTTTTACAAAGGCTTTAGACTTCTCAGATTCGTTAAATTGCACTTCACTGGAGTATAGGCCACGATAATTACGGTAAGAATCCAGCCAACGCTCTTCATCTGTTAGTCTGGCGTCTTTCGAGCGGCTGTATTGGCTCTCTACGAAGGCAACCGTACCGGAATAGCTGCTATTTTCCTCTTCTACATTACTGCCTTCTTCTAGAGGCACTACAATGTCTGTGTCGGTAGCGTCTTCCGGTAAAGGTTTGTCCATTAATGCCATTTTTAGTACCCAAATGTTGCGTCAGCGGGTCGCCAACTCTGTTGTGGAACGCCATTTCCCCAATCAAACGGGGAATATGCTTTAGGTCTGCTCATAACTGCGTATCTAACGCTGTCGTATGCATGATCTGAGGCGTAGCGAGGGTCTATATCGTCTGATCCTCTAGGGTCTGCCGGTATGACGGGCAGGTCAGCAATGATTTGTCGGCAGGTATTGAAGAATTGTATCCCCGGAATGCCCGTGTCCTCGTCTATTTTAAGGACTTCATGCAGCCGGTTCTTCCCAGCTACTCTTGCGCCGTTAGTTCTGTCGCTAGGACGCCATCTGCAGCCCTGTGAAATCATTTCTTCGGCTATTGATGGACCAAGCTGACCTCTCTGATGCCAACAACTAGAGTCTAGTACGCCGTAGTCTATACGCTCTGGGCCTTCAGCTTCCATAACCGCCTTGGCTAGGTCTCTTCCAGTGTGCTTACTCAGGTATAATTCCCTGTAGCAGACTAAGGTGTTGTAGCTTGGGTCAATAGCAAACCAATGCACAGCAGAATAAGAACTATATCCGTAGTCGCAGGACCGAAACCTACGCCAATCAGTTGGTATTTCATACGGCTCAATAACGTGAACCTTTGACCTGAACTCTGAGAATGCCGCTCCGTCTGCAACTGCCCAGTCTCCTTCTAGTAATTGACGCCGCTGCATCTCAGGGAGAGATAGCAGGTTAGCCTCGTACTGACCGCCATCCATCAGGTAGGGGTTATCCTTGAGGCTTGCCGGTATAAACCGACGATAGAACAGTGGCTCTCCAGCCTTCTCGTGGCTGTCTGGGTAGACCATGTCCTCGCCGGTCTCTATGTCCTTGGCAATAAACTTTGAGTTAG